GTAAAAATTACAGAGATCTAAATTGGGCAGCGACATTGTTCAGGATAGGCTCTTTCTCTGATTGGCAAGACAGTTCCATACAAGGCAATAACAACAAATTGTTGGTGTCCAAAGTAGTTCAGGATTTAGTCTCGGGTACTTACAAACCAGATTATGCTGTTATTCAATTTACATATCCCAGTAGATTTAGGACCCCTGGTAAGAATCACCAGCCCAATGCTACATTGTGGAATGAGGTAGCAAAGAAAGCTGAATTTGATACTGGATTGTCACTTAACAAACAACAAGTAAGGTGGCATAAAAGATCTCATATCACACATTGTGGTAATAATAAAGTCACTGATATTGATACAGCTTTTTACGACCAGTATTATAGAGGTCGTGAGCCTCAGGTTG